CTGTGTTCAGACCTGTGAGCTTCGGTTTCTTCAACTCCACCTCGTACGTGCACCAAATGTCGCCGAGTACTGTGCCTGTCGTCTGCATGCCCGTCACCGCTACGGTGGTGGTGCCCAAGTCGTACATCAGCAAGTTTTCACCTGCTGGCAAACCACCCGTGCGAACGTACTGGACGTTGAACGGATTTTCCTTGGGATCACACTCAATAGGGTGACAGAACTCGTCGCAGGGCCGGCCTTCACTGGCCCAGTACTCATTCATCATCTCAATCTTCGAGCCGGGGGGGTTCTCGCTGGCGCGGTATGACGTCTGGAACATCACACTGCCTAATGCCGTGTTCGACGACGCAACACTAGCACCACTTGTAGGGACATAATGGAACACCATGCCCCTAATTCGGTACTCTGAGTACTGCGCCGCTATAGTGTGCAGCCACGGGAACGTGAGCGCAATGCCAGGATTGAGCGCGTAGCGGTAAGCCACCGTGAAGTTCTGGTTGCCACGCAACTCCCCAACGAACTCCTTGTGTCTCACCACCACTGTCTGGTCGTTCTTGTGCATGCTAGGCACCGTCGTGGCAGCGCGCAATACGCTGTTAGACGACACCGAGTAGTCACCTTGACCCAACCATCTGCTCACAGCGGCACCCAAACCGGTGCCGAGTGCACTTCCTGCAGCGCCTTGCCCGATCATTCCACCGGCAAAGCCACCCCCAATGCCTCCGAGTGTCCGTAACACTCTTCCAAGCTCGGTGATCTCTGATTTCTTCTTCGCGACCTTGATGGTCTTCTTCATCTTTTTGTTGGCCTTCTTAACCATTTTGTACTTTTGTTGTCGAAGTTCCCCAGCCTTTACAGCTGCAACAACAGGTGGCATCTGACATTGGCCTGCTCACCACTCACAGGCTGGTCGGACAGCGCAAAGTCCCGATAGTATCTCTCGATGGCCCTCTGCTCATCAGGAGTGATACCCCAGGCCTCGAACACCTGCACCCGCGTCCACGGGTCGGGCTCACGGTAGTGTTCAGCCATCCCTTTAGACATCAACCTCAGCCCAGTGGCGAACGTGGGGTCATTCGCAATATTACTACCACGATTACACCCTATTCGCTGGAACATTTGGTAAAAGTCCTGCATGATGG